GGTACTACCGCCGGTTTGGGAAGCACCTGAATCAATTCCATGTCATGAAGCATCTGACAAAACTGAAAACGAGAAACGGCTACAGCCACTGGAAAAAGCTTGGTTCTCAGGCTGCCCAGGACGTTGTACAGCGGATAGAAAAATCGTACCAACTGTTCTTTAGCTACCTGAAGGCAAAGAAGGCAGGCACTGCCAAAGGCCGGAAGGTCAGACCCCCCTCGTTCCGCAAGAAGGCCAGGTACACCAGCCTGACCTTGAAACAGGCCGGATACAGCATATCCGGCACGAGTATCACCATAGGCAATCAGCGGTACCGCTTCTTCAAGTCCCGCGAGATCGAAGGAAAGATCAAAACCCTGACGGTCAAACGGGATACTCTGGGAGACATCTACTTTATCATCGTCACTGATGCTGAACATCAGGTCCTCCATGCTGCGACTACCGAAATAGCGGGCATGGACTTTGGCCTGAAAGACTTCCTCAGCATCAGCGACGGGACGAAGGTCGCTGCACCGGAGCCATTCAAGAAAGCATTAAAGCAGTTGAAAAAGAGCTGTCGCAGTCTCAGCAGAAAGCAGAAAGGCAGCAATCACCGGCGTCAGGCCCGCAAGAGCCTTGCCCGAGTTCACCGGTCAGTAGCCAGCCAGCGCAAGGACTTTCATTTCAAGCTGGCCCGGCAACTGGCAAACCGCTACAACGCCATCGCCATCGAGGATCTGAATCTGTCCGGCATGAAGGCGTTGTGGGGCCGGAAGGTTTCTGATCTGGGTTTTGCATCCTTTGTGCAGACTCTGGAGCACCAGGCAACCAAAACAGGTTGCACTGTTATAAAGGTTGACCGGTGGTTCCCAAGCAGCAAGACCTGCAATGCATGCGGTTGCATCAACGAAAGTCTGTCACTCAGAGACCGGGTATGGACCTGCACCTGTGGCACAACTCACGACCGGGATCTGAACGCGGCCATCAATCTTCAAGGAGCAGGGGCGTCTGCTCTTGGACTAGGCGATGTAAGACCAGAGTCACATCTGGCTATCGCTGTCTGAATCCAGAATCCAACGAACTTTAGTCGTTGGAGTACGTCAAAACAACATTTAGTTATCAATCAAAACCACAACCACAACATATAGCTGTCAACCCCTAAAAATACCCCGATTTACCCCTAAAAATACCCTAAAAATACCAGCATTTTCAGTTTGCCTGTTTTTCTGGGTGTAGGCTCCCCCGTAATCATTATGGGGGCAGACCGTGGCTATCTACACACTGGCAGAGCTCGAAACCGAAATCAGCACCTACAAGGCGGCGCTGTCTGCCCTGGCTGGCGGTCGCACTACCAAGATCGGCGACAAGGAGCTCACTACCCACGATATCGAATCAGTACGCTCGCACCTCCAGTGGCTGGATCAGCAGCGTGACGCACTCCTAACAACGCCTAACACGCGGCCCGCATTTGGCCGCACCTACGCCCAGAACGGACGGTGCCGCTAATGGGTATCATCACCGGCATAGAGCGCGGTATTGATCGTACCATCGGCATGTTTAACCCGGCTGCCGAGGCAAAGCGGATCATCCAGCGCAAGCAGGTTGATCAGATGCGCATGTATGCCGCTGCAAAAGTTACCCGCTCCACCGGTAACTGGTCACCCGTTGGCCAAGACGTCAACAGCCTGATCCGCTCCAGCTCCACCGTTATCCGCAACCGATCCCGCCAGCTTGTCCGCGACTTTGCCTATTTTGCCCGTGCCGTTGATATCCTGGTTGATTACACCGTGGGAACCGGCGTGCAACTGCAAAGCCGCGTGACCCGTGGCGTTGATCAAAACACCGGCAAGAGCCGTCTGCATACCGCAAAAATCAACGAGATTGAAACCGCCTGGTGGCGTTGGATGGAAGAGGCAGACGCTGCCGGTCGCCTGCATTATCACGAACTGGAGCAGCTTGCCAAGCGGCAGGATGTGGAGTCCGGCGAGTTCCTGTTTGTAAAGGTCAACCTGCGGGACAAGAACCGCTTTCTACCCTTTGCCCTGCAAGCCTATGAAGCGGACTGGCTGAACAGTAACTACATCACCCCGGCATCGGGCAACGTGGTTGATCAGGGTATTGAGACAGACCCCGTAACTGGTCGGGTGGTGGCCTATCACTTTTGCGTACCGGATGGCTTCAATAACCTGACCGGCGGCATCAAACACCAGCGGATTGCTGCTGAAAACGTGATTCACGGATTCAAGACTCTTCGCCCTGGACAGATCAGGGGTATCTCGCCTTTTACCACTGCAATTCTGCTGGCTGATGACCTGCACGAATACCTGAACGCCGAGATTGACGCGGCAAAGCTGGCCGCCAAGTACATGGCAATCATTGAGACACCGGATGCAGCGGCGTTTCAAGCCCTGCGCGGCGTTGACACCAGCACCGGCCAGCCGATTGAAAACCTCGAAAACGCGATAATCGAATACCTGCGGCCTGGCGAAAAGATCAACCTGCAGGGCCACAACCGCCCCGGCGATTCATTCGAGCCGTTCACCCGTCTGGTGCTGCGGATGGTTGCGGTATCAACCGGCGTTACCTACGAACTACTGACCGGCGACTACAACGGCATCAACTACAGCAACCTGCGCGGCATTCGTAACGACTTCATGAAGATTATTGCACCGCTGCAACAGCGGCATATCCGCCAGTTCTGCCAGCCGGTATTCCGTGCGTTTCTGGATTCAGCCGTTCAGTCAGGGCGTATCAGTCTGCCCGGTTATTTTGCCAACCCTTACCCCTGGCAGGAATGCACCTGGCAGCCCCCCGGCGTGGAGAGCATCGACCCGCTGCGCGAGGGTAAAGCCTACATCGACCAGATCAACAGTCTGCTGAGATCCCCGCAGGAGATTACCGCCAGCCGTGGCCGTGATTACGAAGAGGTTTTGAATGAGATAGCAGAAGCCAAGCGGATGGCAGAGGCGCGAGGGCTTGCCCCGGCTGATGTTAAGACCGCGCTGGCAAATGCACCGTCTGCCGTTGATCCGGCAACAAACGGAAAAGGAGCAACCACCAATGAATGATCAACTTACCTACAGGGCGCTGACCATTGCCAAAGGCGACAGCGGAGCCCCTTCAACCCTTGATGTAGAAGGCCGCTCGGTTGAGGCGATTGGCGCAACCGAAACCCCGGTTCTTGAGCGGGATTATGACACCTGGGAGGTGTACCCGACGGTGCTGCTGATGTCCGGCTGTCAGATTCCGCCCAACCGCCAACTTCCGCTGCTGGATACCCACAGCCGCTACAGCACTGCATCGGTCATTGGCAGCTATCGTGATATGCGGATTGAGAACAATCAACTGCTGGGAAGGGCGGTTTTCTCAACCGCTGAAGAGGCGGAAGGCCCGTGGCTGAAAACCATGGAAGGCCATCTGACTGACTACAGCGTGGCCCGTAAAGACCTTGAGGCCACCATTATCCCGGCCAACCAGACCGGCCTGATTGATGGCCGCACCTTCCAGGGGCCGGTGAAGGTGGTCACCAAGTGGATTCCCAAAGAGATGTCATCCTGCCCTATCGGTGCGGATGAAAATGCTAAAGCACGGGCGGCCACGGCACAGCCCGAAAAACAAGCAAAGGAGAACGTAAACATGAGTACAGAAACTCAGAACCGTGGCCTCTCCGCAGAGACCACACAACCACAGACCCCGGCTGTTGATTTGGCAGCAGTACGGGCAGAAGCAGTAAAGGCAGAGTATGAGCGGATTAGCGAGATTGACGCAATGTGCAGCCGCGCTGATGTGCCTGCTGACAAAAAGGCAGAGCTGATCAAGCCGGGTGTTACCGTTGATGCAGCCCGTGCCGCTGTTATGGAGATCATCCTTGATCGTTCAGCAGCACAGAACCCCGGTCACCGTACCACCGGACAGACCGACCAACTGCGTGCAGAGCAGACCCGCTTTGAAATGGGCGCTGATGAGCGCGACAAGTTCCGCTCTGCTGCTGAAGACGGCCTGCTGATCCGTTGCGGCAAAGCGCCTGAAAAGGTTGCTGATGGAGCCCGTGACTTTGCCGGGTTCAGTCTGCGCGAGCTTGCCCGTGAATCCCTGCGGATGTCCGGTCAATCACAGGGCGGTGATGTTATGGCTATGGTAGGCCGTGCGCTTACCACCTCTGACTTCCCGCTGATCCTGGCCAACATTGCCAACAAGAGCCTGTTTGCAGGCTATGACGCAGCCAGTGAGACCTGGGGCAAGTGGTGCGGCACTGGATCGGTCAACGACTTCAAAACCAACACCATTGTACGTGCTGGCGAAATGGCTGACCTTGACCAAATCCGTGAGGATGATGAGTACAAATACGGCAGCCGCTCTGAAGCTCAAGAGCAGTTCGCCATTGCCACCTACGGCAAGCTGTTCAACATCAGCCGTCAGGCAATCATCAATGATGACCTGGGCGCTCTGACCGATATTCCGGCAGCCCACGGTGAGGCAGCAGGCCGCAAGATCGGCGATATTGCCTATGCCGTGCTTACCGCCAACAGTGCAATGGGTGACGGAACCGCTCTGTTCCATGCCAACCATACCAACCTGGGCACTGCCGGCGTAATCGGCACTACCACCATGGCTGAAGCGGTCAAGCTGATGGCACTGCAAAAGGATATCGGCGGCAAGCGTCGCTTAAACATTGCCCCTAAATATCTGATCACCAGCCCCGCGCTGGCACAGGCTGCCCAAACCTTCTTTGGTTCCAGCATGATCGGTACTCAGGCCAACCCCAATCAGGTCAACATCTATGCCGGACTGGTTGAGCTGGTGTTTGAACCCCGCCTGTTTGATGACTCTGCTACTGCCTGGTATCTGGCCGGCAACAAAGGCAAGACCGTAAACGTCTACTTCCTGAATGGCAACCAGACCCCGTACATGGAAACCCGTCAAGGCTGGAGCGTGGACGGCGTTGAGTACAAGGTGCGGATTGATGCAGGCGCCAAGGCTGTTGACTGGAAGAGCCTGTTCAAGAACGCCGGGGCTTAACCACAACTAACCGGGGAGGTGTAACAGCCTCCCCCTTAACCAATTTTAAGGAGAAAGATCATGACTAACATGGTTCAGAACGGAAACAGAATCACCTACACCAACGCTACCGGCAGCGACATTGCTTCAGGGGCACCTGTTGTCATCGGCTCCACCATCGGCGTTGCCTGCGTGGATATCGCCAACGGAGCAACCGGCGCTGTAGCCATTGAGGGGGTATTCACCCTGCCCAAAACCGCAGGATCAAGCGGCCATGCCATTGCACAGGGCGACATCATGCTGTTTGACATCAGCGAGGGCGAGTTTGACGTCAAGACCGCCACCGATGCAGCCGGTGACATTCTGGGCGGCGCGATCGCCGTAACTGCAGCTGCCACCACCGCAACCACGGTTGACGTTAAGCTGTGTAGCCCTGGCACTATTCAGACCGGAACCTAAGCCATGAATGAGCTGGTTTCGTATATCACGGAACTTTTGCCGGTTGAGCGCGTTACCGGCGGCGTGATGGTCATCGACAGCAACCATGCCCAAATCCACGCCGGTAACGCATTCAGCCTGGGAGAGGTGTTTACGATTGCGGCAGGGGCTACCGTTGACGTGACCGTGCAGGTGCCTGCCGGTGCGTATGTGCATTACCAGGCAACCGACCTGTCAACCGACGGCGGAAACACGGTAACGGCCATCCTGTACGAAGGTGCAACCGTAACCGCAGCAACCGGCACGGCTATAACTCCGGTCAACCGTCGCAGGCTGGATACGCCGGACACATCCTTGCTCGCCATCAAGCAAGGTGCCACCGTTACCGCCACCGGCAGCAGGATCGACCAGTGGTATTTCCCAAAAGCTGCAGACAAGGGGGTCATGGTCAGCATCAGCAAGAGCGACACAAACGAGTGGGTGTTGAAGCAGGACACGACCTACCTGCTCAGGATCAGCAACACCGGTGCAACCACCAGTGCAGTCGTGAGCATGCGGCCCTTCTGGTACGAAGAGGCGGCAGCCTAAATGCAATTTTCAGCCGCTGACATAACCGCCATGATCGGCGCCATGGGTCAGACTGTGACCATCGGCACCGTCAGTAAAACCGGCGTATTTTCCACCGGCCCGCGTGAGGTGGTCCGCAACGATGCGCGGGTCTGGACCGACCAGCCGACACTGCTGCTGTCAGAAGCTGACGCAGCAACGGTAACACGCAACAGCACCATCATCACCATCGGCAGCGTTACGTATCAGGCGTATGAAAAAACACCGGACGGATCAGGCTTTGTCGAGCTTGATCTTACGAGGGACTACTGATGCCTGCAACCCGTCCGGTCATACTGGCAGCACTGCAGACCCTGCTGAAAAGCGGCGTTACTGCAGTATCCAACCGGGTCTATCTGCCCTGGGACAATCCGGCTGATATTGAAGACGCCCCCATGCTGCAGATAGCGGTTGAGGATGGCGGCGTTGATCCAGACGTGATCATTGGCCAGTGGGAGCATACCATCAACATCAGGATAGCTGCTGTTGTCGCTGGCAAGTTCAATTACCAGACCACCTGGGACATTCTGAACGCAGCAGCAGCGGCAATCAACGCCAACCCAACCTTAACCGGACAGGTCAACCAGATAGAGATAACCGGAGCCGGTGACAGCGTAACCATTGCCGGTGACAAAATACTCTGGCCGCACCTGACCGGCGTTATCACCTACAGAACCAGCAAGGGGGCATTATGACCATCATCTACACCGGCACCCCGCCCAACATCAAAGTCAACGGCATTCCGTTCCACACCGGTCAACCGGTAGAGGTGCCGGACATGGTGGCGGAGCTGCTGCTGAAAAAACCGTGCTTTACCACCGCTGTAGAACCGTCTTTTGATGGCGGGCCTATGACTGACCCTTACCCCAAACGTAAAAACAAGTCTGATAAAGGAGAATAACCATGGCTCAAGTAACCGGCAG